GGGCGTCATATTTAAGCCGTACCGGCTCATTGAGCGGTCTAGCTGATCTTGAGATTTATCAAAGGCGCTCGCCATCGTGAGCCCTGCCTTGTTGACTGCCTGCGGCTTATGCTCCGTGTCGTTGAGTCGATCAAACAACATATTCTCAACCGGCGCAAAGCGTTTGAGGTAGTCATTCCACTGCGCTCGATGTACGCGGGCTAAGTTGGTGGAGCCGGAGTCGCTTGTTGAAAGAATGAGACCGTCTTCAGAATAAATCGGATCCGGAGCGGTATTGTTCGAAGCCGTTGATGCCGCGCTAGCCGACTGACTCTTGTTGTAGTTTCCGCCGCCGGTAGCGCCTCGACCGCCTGCCGAAGATCGACCAGACTGATTGCCATTTCGGCCACCGCGACTAGATCCGTTTCGTGAGCTTGGCCCTGCCATAGCTACCTCCTAGTAGTTTGATACAAATGCTTTGTTGTCATACAGGGGCGTCTCTTGGCCCTGCATGTTCGGCGTCATTTCTCGGTTGCTATAAGCGTGATACCCCGCGCCTGCGACAGTGCCTGCAAGCTCTAATCCGGCCTGCTTGTCTTGGAACGATCGATAAGAGCGGTCGATTGCATCCCGCGTCGCGTCGCCTGCAATACTTCCATACCCTTGCAGCGCATCTGTCGCTTGGCCTTGCCCCATCTGGACGACGGTCTGAAGACCTTTAAGGTGTCGGTTATCTACGCTCATCTCTGTTTCGTTCAGTCCGGTACCAACCGTTAGTCCACGATCCAAAGAGAGGCCCGCCAGCACGTCGGTAAACTGCGAGCTGGACGGATCGACGCCGGAAGCGAAGATGTTGCCCTTCAGATCACCTTCCGCTTGACTGAAGTTTTGCTGCACCGCCGTATTGGTAGCGCCCAGCGCGTGGTCATAGTGCGATTCGTTCGCCTGTACGTCCTCAATAAACTGATTCTCAACCGGCTTAAAACGCCTCTGGTAATCGTTCCAGCGCTCGACCGCGATCTTGCCAAGTTCCGCTTCTTCTGGGGTTTGTGATGGGCCTTCGCTCCCGCCTTTACTCATAGCGCCTTCCTCCAAACGTTAAAACCGCTCTCTATGCCAACCATTTCAAAGCCCAGTCGTGGGCCGAGCCGGGCAAAGCCTTTGCGCTTTGTCCAAAACTCTAATTCGTTTACTTCAAATAACCGCCCCAAGAAATTGAGGTCTTCTTCTGTATATTCGGGCCTGCCTGCAGGACTCCATGCCACCCAAAGCAAGAGCTGTGTTTTTCCGTCGCGAACCTTTGGCTTGACGATCAAGAACCCTGTTTTTGAGATCAATAAAAAAGCCCGCTTTGTTAAGCAGGCTTCTAGTGCGTCTCGTGTCAAATTGGGTTGCTCGCTATCTTCTGCAATTTTCTGAAGGTGAGGAATGATCCAGTCGGCGCGCTTAACGTCGCTCGGCTTCAGATTCCCCATAAAGAGAGATCCTGTATTTCGTCTAGCGTTTTACCTTCTGCGACTATCTGTTCTGCGCGAACGAAAATGACCGCTGCACGGACGGCTTGCTTTGCTTTTAGTTCGTCACGCACAGCCTGAAGCTCTGCCTTGGTCATAAAGGCGACGGAATTGTCATACAACTTCCAGCCAAGCTCGCCATTAACCAGTGTTGGCAGGGTGTCGAAGTTTTCAATGGCGCGGTCGAAGCGATCCATTGCGTCTTTGTCGTAGTCGAACACGCGCCCATCATCCAAAGTAATTGGCATCAATTCGATCTCATTCCGCTGGGCTTTAACCTGATCCCACGTGGCCGCAGGGTTCTCTATCACCAGTGGTTGAACAACCGGAGCGCCGTCTACAAGGGAATACCGCGTGTGTCTCTCAGGCACTTCAAAAGCAGGGACCGGTAGAGAGCTGAGGTCTATTGGGTTTTTGGTTTCTGTGACCGAATCACAGTACCCTTCTTCATTGAATGTAACGTAAATCATCGCTTCACCGCCTGCATGATTATAGCGGTTTCCTGAACTTGCCATTCACCGCCAGACGCACCCAGACCACTACTCGAGTAGTGTCTGCTCGACCATAATTCCANAGTATTGTTCCCTGCACCCATCGGGACAGCCAATTCAAAAGTATGGAGAGTAGGGTTAACCTTAGCGGCGGGGGAAACGGGGTAATAATACGTTCCATTAACTCGCAAATATAACCAACGATCCCCCGGAGAAGCATTACCGCTGTTGCCAGAGTGGCGATCAATTAAAGAATTTACCCTAACAAGAACATCGACAGTACTCGTATGACCATGATTAAAGTAGGCCGTAGCACACTTGATCCGAGTGCCGCCGTAGGCGTAAATCCATACATCAATATCGAAGTTAGAATACTGAACTGCGGTTACCGCGCCTCCTGCTATCTTGAACGTATCGACTGCCGCAGAACCAATTTTCGCCTTCGTAATTGTCGCGTTGGCTATTTTGGCGCCAGTGATCGTCGCGTTTGCAATCTTGGCCGCTGTGATGACTGCGCTACCAATTTTCGCATTCGTTATTGCGCCGTTCTCGATCTTGGCCTCGGTAATCGCGCCATTCGCAATTTGCGCACTACCCACACTTAAGCTGCTGATTTGGGCTGCGCTAATGTTGGCATTCTGAATCTGTGCCGTGGTGATCGAACCGTCGGGAATGTATGCCGGCACATTGATAATAAAGCGCTGCTGACCTTCGACCTTGGCATAACCAAAGATCAATTGAGTGCTGCGCACTGCACTGAGGCTTGAATAGTCGGTTGCTGGATTAAACGGTGTGACCGACTGGCTCGGATCAATGAAGTACATCGCTTCGGCCGCCATGACCATTGCGCTGCTATTGCCATCATTCATGAACTTGTAGCCAGTCACATAACCATTCACATCGAGCTGTAACGTCGCCTCGGCAAGAATGCCCTGCACTTCGCCCTCAAGATCTGTCACGACTGAGGCTTCGGCCTTTTGCAAAATGGCGGCGGTGTTCGCGCCAATCTCCGCTTCGATCTGCGTGACATCTTCAGCGATGGAGCTAAGTTCGTTCTCGGTCACATCGACGCGACCCGACAAACCAGAGAGTGCGTTGGCCGTAGCAGTCACGCCGCTGACGGGATCCTCGACCGTGTTTTCGAGTTGAGCAATGCTGCTGCTCTGCGCTACCAGATCCCCTTCGTTATCGCTTACCCGAGAATCTAGAAGACTGAGTGAGGCCGAATTGGCGGCAATGCCGCTATTGGCGCTGGTTAGATCGTTTTCCAGCAATGTAATGTCTGCACTAACGCTTGCAAGACCACCTTCATTCTGGGTGACGCGAGTATCTAGAGAGCTAATCGCGCCCGCATTGGTCGTGATGTCGCCTTCGGCGTCCGTGAGGCCTGCCTGTAAGGCTGAAACGCTCGAGGCCTGCGACGTAATATCCCCTTCAGCCGTTGTGATCCGCGCTTCGTTGTCGGCAATGGCTATCGCGTTAGCGGAGAGCAAATCATCATAGGTTTGGTATGCGCCGATTTGCGTCCAGAATGCGCCCTCGACCGGCGCTGGACTTGGTGCCGTCATCGCTTGCAATGCACGCCATGCGTAGCCATTGTCCTTAACGTTATCGCCGATATCGTAATCACTATTCGTATCGAACGACGGAAGATTCAACACTTCATTGACGGCGGTTTGAATCGTCGTTAAGCGCGAGTCATGGTCAGTCAGTGTTTGGTTGATGCTTGGAATGCTTTGAATCGGAGTAAGCAATTCATCGGCCAGCTCGCTTTCTGTCAGCCTTCCTGTCAGTACCTCGGCGATATAATCCGGCTCTATCACGGCGCGGCCAACGGTGCCGGCCGTTGCATTGAACTGAGTGTGCGTTCCTGACGTGGAAACCGCCCTTACCCAGTAAAAATAGTCCTGATCGCTAACAACGGTCTGATCAATATAGATGGGTGCAGCGCTTGTGCCGAGCAACAAAGCATTCGCAAGGTTGTCCGTGTCGGCACGAAAAACTTCGGTGTATGCGTAATGCCGTTGATTTGTGCCTTCCCACGTTAGAAATACGTTTTTAAAGCCGCCAGAGGCGAAGAGGTTTGAAAGCTCTGTTGCGTACTTCGTCTCAACGATATCGCTAAGCGCATCCGCAAGGCTGACGCCCGCGCCTCGCCCCTTCCTAAATAGCCCCGTTTTCACCATGTCGCGGTAGGTAATCACGCGATCTAACGCATTGCCACGCTCGCCCTTCCAGATCTCTACCAGCTCTTTGAGCTTTTCAACGGTCGAGTTCTTTCCTCTGTTTGGCGGAATGCTAGGCGTGCGACTCATTGAACCGCCTCAAGGGTCTCGGCTGCAAAGGCCGCCCTTACTCTGGTGCTACCCTCAATCGCAATATGATATCGGCGCACAAGATAGTTACCCGGCAACCAGAATGGCTCGCTCGATGTGACCGACTGTGTATGCAGTAAGTTGCCTTCGCTGTACAGCTCGAAGGTCACCGGATAGCTTTCGGCATCGACACGCGCGGCTGCAATATTCTGCGAACTGGCAAGCAAGGTTTCAGCGGAGACCCAGCGATAAGGGATAGGGTTGGCGGCGTCGTCATCCCACTTCACGATGTCGCCATCAATCACCAAGTACAGATCGCCCGTCTTTGGATCAACAAAGCCCGCATCGGCATAGAAGTCGAATTCGATAAACGTGTCACCCCGTGCGGTAATCGCAAAGCCCCCACTTACGCTTTGGCCTTGGTAGAAGCCGACGTACCAGTTTTCTTTGCGGTAGGCATGAATCGTCTCGGGGTTAAACTTCTGCCATTGGTAGCGATCAATCACGTTCTGTGTAATCAGCGGCGCTTGTCCAGACGAATCGACGGCGACTAAGCCGTCACCTGTGGCATAGATAGCGTAATCACCCATATCCACCATGCTGCGCTTTGAAATACATGCACGCGGTGTTTCGATCTCGTATTGTGCGGCAGCAGAAGGGCTGGTAAATGCAACAATCACCGGCTTGCCGTCTGTGGCAACCACTAGGCCGCCTCGAACACTGACAATGCCAACGATAGGACGATCCATCGTTAAGCTATACGGCCAAGCGTGCGGCAAGTACTGCTCGCTCAAGTAAAGCTCTTTTCCCGAAAATCCAGCGAGCACGCCGTTCGCACAAGAAGTAAGGCCAATCATGTCGCTCGGCGGCGCATGCCAGTCGACGCTTGGAAGTACTTCGCCCAAGCTCTCGCTTGCGAGCGTGTCGGTATAGGTGGTTTGCGCGACGGGGATCTCTGCAACAAACAAGTAATCTGTGTCGCCGCTTGCGGTCGAGGTGCGATAAATGCGCTTACTGGTAACGTTGTAATTGCCACTTGGCGCGACTGGAATATTCGTTATGCTGACTTCTTCACCAAGCAGCACATCAACAATGTCTGACGGTAATGACGGCGGCCCCTCTTCGCCTCGGGCGCTAACATAGGTGAACGTATACGCGCGACTGTCGGCATTGTCATCAACGGGGTTGGCTGTGCCGGTTACAGTGACATCAAACGTGTCGGCCGGTGCGGGCAGGCCTAAGCGATATCGGTTTGACGGGTAAGGCGCATTGCCCTGCGTCGCAATACTCGCGTAGGTCATGGCGGGCTCGCCATCGCCTGTAAAATACGTGGTGCTTTCGGTGTCCGAGGCAATTGGGCCTTCTGCAACGTTCGCGTCTTGCTGAAACTCAAACCAGTAATTGGTATCGGCATATTTGAAAAGACTTGCTACCGACGCGACCGAAATAGCCCGCTCCAAGCTTGGGCCTCGAAACGCCTCTAATGCACCGGTTTGAAGCCGGCAGTTGATCGCCTTTTGCGCCTCACCTGTTTCGAGTAGGTGCGGCTGTATCTTCGGCCGTGATCCCCGAAAGAAAGTAACGTTCAGCATAGTTATCTCGAGTTAGAGTAAGTGACGGGGTGCGACGCGCATCGGGCGCTCTGAATCACCGTTTGCGCGGCGGTTGCGCGCTTCACGCTTTGAGCTTTCAAATTCCATGTTGTGGTAAGAGGCAAGCGGAGGATTCGACCAGTCTTTATTTGGCATCGATTGAAGTATGCCGGTCGCGCCATGAATCAGGCCTTCGCGGTACTTTGAGCCAAACTGATCTAGTATGCTGGCCGCCGTCTCGGATGGCGCAAGAATGACATGCACCTCAATCGGCCCCTTGCCAATGTGCGGCTGTCGATCAAAGGTCAGCAGGCCGAAGGCGTTGATCTTTGGCCAGTCATGCTCAGGCAGCTCAGAGAAGCCGCTGCGACTTCGATAGCCAATGCGATCAATCGCCACAATCTGCGTATCTTCAGGCGGATCTAGGCGGTAGCGCAGCACGCCCTCTACTGGATAGATCCCGTTTAGTTGCTCGGACCACGCATGCGAGTCGCGACAAAAGATAATCGCCGCTCGGCGCACTGTGTCGATCACTAGCGGATCCGGACAGCCCGGAACGTGCGGTAAAATCGTTGGAAGAAGATCGCTAAAGTTCATCGCTTATCACGCTCCTGCATCAAGTTGGGGTGCATTTCCTGCTTGGATCGCTTGCGACCTGTGAGCAACATGTAAGCCCTGTCTTCATACGAGAAGGACTTGTTGAAGTCTTGCGCGCTCGTTGAGCGGCCATAGCAGTATGAAAGCACTAAATAACGAACAGGCACGTCATACGTGGAAGGCAGCGCCAGCACATCGCTATCGCTCGTAACTTCTTCAGGAATCGCGCCGTAAATAAGCTGGACGTGACCGGCTGGATTCGTTTGCGGCGGGTAGACTTCAAACTTTAAGGGCGCACGGTCGTCATAGATGAAGTGTCGCGCAATCGCGCTAGCTTCACTGTTTCGCCAATCCGGTACCGACGCACTCAAAATAGTCCGGTCAATTTGCGAGATACTGCCGCTTGGCGTATTGCCATCGCTTCCCATAGACGCCGTAACATCAATGAGCAACTGGCCATCTTCCGGCAAGTCTTGAACCGTGCCTTGAGATAGCTGCACGGTTTCGTGCTTGCTATAGGAAGACGGCTTGATCAGTGCAACTGTTCGCTGGGCCTCGCTGATGTATTCCAGTAGCAGTGAATCTGACCACCGCACACCGTCCGGATCCACCAAGACCGAACGAACCCGCTGTATGATATCCGCCGCCGTACTCATACCCGCTCCTACTCGCTCGCCTGCTCGTCAATGAGTTGCTTCACTTGCTCACGCAACTCTTTCACGGTCTGGCTGTCTTCCAGCTTCACGCCGAAATTATTCAGCGCATACTCGATCAGCGTCTCTTTGTTCGCCTTAGAAAGCTGGAATGATTTTTCGGCCGGAGCATTCGCTGAATCCTCGACGTCAACATCGTCAATCTGGCCATAAGGCAGCATGTCTGGGTTTTTAGCCAGCTGCGGGTGATAGGGAAAAATCGCCTTGGTTTTTTTGTTCTGTAAGCGCTTTGGTGTGCTCATAACATTACTCCAAAATAATCAAAAAAAGAGCCTCCTAAGAGGCTCCATTTGGCAGCAAGGCTTAACCTTTCAATCCGTAAAGGTGTACCAAGCTTTCTCCTTTGATCGCTTCATAGCCATAGACCTGAAGACCACGAACCAAACGACCGAACGCCGTTGGGTTTGGTAGCTCTTCCATTTCAGTCATTTGGCTTGCGAAGGTAAGACCGGACTTGTGGCCCGCCAGCATGTGGAAGGCTTCGCCGCCCGCCTCTGTGGTGTGCGCCAGAAGGTTGCTTCGATACAGCGTGAAGCGATCAATCATACCTAGACGACCATTACGCATGATGGACTCGCCATCACCGGCAATAGATGCGTCTTTCAGCTCTGATTTTTTGATCAAGCCGCACGCCCATGCAGGCAAAATCAAGTACCGACCTTCTTCTGGAACGTCCTGCTCATCCAGCACCGTGCCGCAATCCACGATGTAATCGAGAATATTGGCTTTGGTCATAGAGAGCGGAGCGCCCGCCGCGCCTAGATCAATGTCACCACTGATCTTGCCCGCAGTTGCGCCGGTATTTTCAGCAGCGACGCTGCCATAAACACCGCCAAGCACATCGCGATCAATTGCGATCTTCATCTGCTCGGACGCATCGGTTGACCAGTTATCCAAAAGGTTAAGGTCAGACTGATGCTTATCCACGCTATCGACTTTGAAGTTAAAGTACTTACCTTTGTCGATCAGTAGCTCTACCGATTCCGAAGTCGGGTCGTCATACGTTAGTGACTTCCCTTTTTCGTAGTCGTAGATCGAAATATCAGGCGTAGTACGGATAACTACTTTGTCGCCGTGGCTGGTAATTTCGCCTTCATAATCCGTGTTCGAAATCGCCGATAAGACCGTCGCTTCATAAAACTTAGTGACGAGTTTGGAACTCCAAATTTCAGGGATAAAACGAGAGCCGGGGGCTGTCGAATCCACTGTGCGGTTGGAGTAGTTAGGGCCGCCATTGAGTGCAAAAGGCATAACAAATTCCTCATGTTACGCAGCTTCGCGTGGCCCTTTATTGGGCCGGTTAATGTGCGAATAGCGCTGCGTGCATTTCCTGTTCAAGCGCGTTTGCTTCAGCTTCTTTGCCGTTCCACTCACCTCGCTGGCGCTGCTTTTGCAATTCGGTCCAGTCAGTGATCGTGTACGATGGCTGACTAGGCTGATTTGCTGGCGGCGTTTGCTGGGGTGCTACGTGATCTTCGGCTTTGGGCTGTGCATTACGCGCGGCTTTCGCGTTTTTGAACTGCTGAACAATCTTGACGACCACTTTTGAATTCAGGCTCTCACCGGCTTGGTTGAGCGCGAATTGAAGAGGCATTCCGGTAATTTCGTCATTGGTGTTTTGCAACCAAGTGACGAACTCCGCAGACTGGTTGACCGCATTAAAATCAGGGTGACTTTCAAGGACATCGAACCAAAACGTGTCGGTCGTGCTTTTCGCCTGCTCGTTGCGAAACTCATTCATTTCGCTCTTAACAACCGTTTTTGCATACTCGTCGACGGCATTGGTTGCGTCCTCGCCTAGCTCCTTCGTTAAGCGATCTCGCATCCGCGACAACTCATCGTTCGCACTGTCTGCTTCTTGCTGAGCGTCCGCCTTCTGACGGCTTGCGCTCGCTAGCTGCTCTTGTAGCTCTCGATTTTGTTGCTGCAATCGCGGCACTTCAGCGCTGTACTTGCCTTGCAAGGTTTTGAGCGCGTGCTGCAATTTTCGGAAATTTTCTTCAGTGAACTCCGGCTGATCGATGGCGTGTCCGGCCGATTCTGGCTCGGGCGCTGGATCCTTCGGGGGTTCGTTTTGCGGTGGTGTTGCGGGCTGGGTAGGTTCTGGCTGGGCTTGCGCTTCTGGCGCAGTCTCCGGCTTTTCGCCATACATTTGCTTATGCAACTCTTCAGCTTGTTCAAGCTGTTTTAACGCGGCTTTTGGTACATTTGTCATAAGGTGCGGCCTCCTATGGGGTATCGCTTACTGATCTGGCCCGTGACGCGGGTATCAAAATCAGGCACAAAAAAACCGCCTCAAAGGGCGGTGTAAACAGATCAACTGGCCGTCGCGAACGGTGTCAGTCTCTCCGGTTTAGCTTGATGTACTCTCGTGCAGAATTCATGTGAGATAACATGGCATTGAGAGATCGCGCTTCGCCTTGTGCTAAGCGAATCGCTACATCATTGTCTTGGTCTACGGCTCTGCTAGTCGCGTCGTGCAAGCCTTCTTCGATCCACTGCTTTATGATCTTAAAGTCTCGGTTGTGCTCGAGCGCGGCAAGCGCCTCAATACATTCAAAGCTTGGGTTTTTCATTAGACTTGCTGCACTGGTTGAGGCGCTGGAGGTTGATTTGCTTGCGCTGACATGCGTGCCTGAATCTCTTCCTTGGTCGGCAAGGTATCCGCACTCACGTCGACGCCTTGGAATGCGCGTCGCAACAATTCTGCGCGACCATCCAAGCCAATAATTTCCATATCAACAGGATTTGCCGTTTGGTTAAGCATCTCCTGCAAGCGCATTTGATTCTGCTCTTTGGCAACAAGTGACATTGCGCCGCGCGCGATAATTTGCGCATCACCCTTGATCGAATCGTCCTGATCAAAAAGCATGTTAAAGATGTAATAACGACTAATAGTGGGCTCAATAATGCCGGAGTCGATGTGCTCAACCACATTCTTGATCGCCTTACTGGCTGCATTCATCAGCATCGATAGGCCTGCCGCCGTTTTACCCGCTCCGCCGACACTCTGGCCAACGCCATAGCTATATGCGGGAATACCGGAGTACTCATCAGCGAGGCTTGAGAATTCCTTGAATACGGCCATCAGCTCTTTGGTGTTCGAGTTAGGCTGGAAAAACTCAATCGGTGGGCGTGAGCTTTGCCCAACCTTATTAAAATCAAGCTGCCAGATTCGCCATGGGTAGATCTGCTCAATCGACGTTCCGGGCATCAAGCTTTCCTGATTCACGGCGACTTGCGGGCCAGAACTAATACCCATATTCGCAACGAGCGCTCGCGCGGCTGCATTGCAGACATTCTGGCAATCACGAATCAAGTCGGGTACACCGCGCCCCCAGAACGAGCCGGGGATATCCTCAAAACAGGCCTTCCCGTAAGGCTTTCCGCCGAGCGGATTCGGATTGATGCGCACACAAATAACGTGTCGGCCGATCAGCTCGCACATCACGTCATAGAAGCCATTAGGCTTAAGATTCTGGTCGCGCATGCCCCATGAGATCAGCATGCTTCCTTTCACCGACCCCCAGAACTCAAGTGATTCAATTGTTTTCTCTTCGTTATTGGATCCAGATTTGTGACCGCGCGCCTTGTATAACTCCGAGCGCAGGCTGTCACGACTCCAATTGCTAAGCCCCTGCAAGCTGTGTTCTTGAAGCACAAGATCGATGGCGCTGCTGTCATAGCCCGGCAAACCTTTCAGCGCCTCAATCTGCGCAGGGGTATACTCATGCACCTCAATGCAGTCGCCGTCATCCGGCTCTACCGCACCGGGGGCTGGATAGAAGTGAAACGGATTAACACGCTCCACCTCATAAACCACCTCGTTTGCGACCTGAACGCCGTGCTTCGTCCATTTCATGCGCTTCTTGTAACGAGCAACTGGGCCTTTGATGATGCCCGCAGGAAAGTCCACGACATCAGAAAGCACATCGTTGAAGCTTTTCTTCCACTTGCCTTCTTGAAGTTGGTCTTTGATTTTGGACGCCATTTTCGCAATGCGCGTATCGGCTTCGTCCTTTATCGACGTGGTGACAAACTCTTCGAGCTTCTTGGCCGCTTCCATCATCTGTTGTGGCGAAATTTTCTGCCCCGTACTTTGCATGAATTGCATTGCATCGGCCTGCACCTTTTGCATAATTCGGGCTTTTACGTCATTAGGAATCGACGGCTGCTCGGTTGCTTGCAGCATCCACGGGTTGTCGCCTGCAGGCATAAGCACGTCACGGATCCACGACTTGGCCGCGCGCGACTTTACGCTCGTTAACTGCATGTAGATGGCAGGCAAGCCTTGGTCTTGAAGTTCAGCCAGTTTCGCATCGCTGTACACGCCCGCAAGCTGACGCACGTTCTCGATCATTTGTTTTTCGATCGGTTCTTTGTGGCGCTTCGCGACTTCCCATGCTCGACGAACATGTGCAGCAAGACTAGAGGTTAACTGCTCACGCTGAATCCGCTCTGCCTCGGCCTTCTGCGTTACGACGGCCCGCTCATCTCGCGTAACCTGATCAGGCGTTTTAACAAGAACAAGACCCTGCATTAGTGAACTCCCTGCGACGGTATGGTGCTGGCGATAATGATCGGGCTTTCATGGCGCTTTTTGCGGTGCGCGTCGAACTTGATCATAAGTGCCGAAATCATATTGTTGATGTACTCTTCACTGGTTTGGTTGATATCGTAATCAATTGTGCAGCCTATGCCGTCGTCGCTTTTCCAGTTAAAGCGCATTCGTGGCTCGGTCTTATGAAACAGAACAGATACGCCGTCTTTATCTGCAAAGCGCGCCAGTAAGTCTTTAAGTTTCTCGGCCAGTGCGTTAACGCCGTCTTGTCTGTTCAAGTCCATGCTCCCATCTTGCCGCGCGTCACAGTCCGCTCGCGCTTCATGCCGCTGCTAAAAGTAAATAGTGGTGCGCGCGCCATGGTCTCGAAGGCCTTGGCGGCGTGGCTCGACCAGTCGTGTCGAGGCTGATTTGAGTACACACCTTTAAGCTGATCCCATTCGCGCCGGTAATGTTCAAGCGCTTTGATGCCATCTGCGCAGCGCTCTGCATCGAACGCACACATAGGCAATGTTTGTCGCACGGATTCGCGGCCTTCGCGCATGTCTGGCACGCGAGAGATAACCGTAAAGTTAATGCCGTGGCTTTTTGCGATATCGGCTCTTGTGGGTGGAGCATCGCCTTCAGGGCCAAACAGTTCGCGCACATTCAGATCGTGCGGGCCGAAGTGCTGGCCGTAGTAGTAACCTTTCTCTTTGAGCACTTGCGCGTAATACGGGAAGCCTTTGTCTGACTCTTCGTGGTAATCAATCACACGAATCTCGCGACCGATGATCTGAAAGAACCAGATGGCCGTCGCATCGCTCATGCCCAAATCCCATGCGGTATGCACGGGGAAGCCGTCAGAAATAGGAATCTTTGTGATCAGGCCTTTTTGGCGCAACTCACGAATCTTCGCAGCGTAGTACGCACCCTTGATCGCAACATGGAACGCTTCATCAGGATGAGAAGGATATTCACGAAACATATCCTCATCGCCCTGATCCTCTTCTTTCATCGCGTACCAAGCACGCTGTCCGGGCGTTAATGCGATCCCGTGTTCTTTGTACAGCTCGGTAAAGTAACGATTGAGGCGCGGCGGTATAGTGATTCCATTCGGCGACACGGTGTAGCTTGGGTCGCTCCACCATGCAAAGAAGTGAAACTTCCATTCCATTTCATGAAGCGAACGGCCCTCGCTGTTTGCATGATCCGTATGCTTGCGGGCAATCTGAACGCGGTCGTAAAACTCGCCCTCTTGGCCCTCGGCCGTACTCTCAACATCAATCAGATTGCCGGCAGCGACGGTATTAAACGCCCCTGTTTTTATCTCGCGCGCTTTCTTCGGGTACTGAGCGGCAATCTTGCCAAGCTCCGATACGTGCAGCTGCTGAAGCGTACCGCCTCGCAAGCTGGTACCGACCGTTACACTCGAGCCATTGGCAAACTGTAAGCGCCGTGCACTGTCCTGCGTGGTCGCGTACTTTCTGCGCAAAGCCTCGGGCAGATTATCGAACGCAAACTTGATCTTATTGTCGAAGATGTCTTCAGCGGTATTGCGATCCTGCGCGATAACGCCTGCATTCCAGTTCGTGTTGAATAACGTTCTATCCAGCATGTCGACCTGAATGGCGGTGGAGAAACCCATTTGCCGCGCTTTCAGTATGCAGTTTAGAAAGTGACGATTCTGTAGATAGCCTGTCTGAGCAGCATTAGGTCTGAATAAAACCTTTTTGCCATACTTATCGAGAATGTAGTAAAGGTTATTGAGACGCCACCATCGGTTTGCCAGATTCGCTTTCAGCGTCTCGACATCCATCAGGCGTAGCCGTCTACCCCTCGGCTCGTATCTGAAACAACTTCCAGCAGTTCATCTAGCGCGTCTCGATCATCTTCTTTGCCATCAATGCCGTAGGCAGTGCGCTCAATGCCTTGCAGGGTTTTCATCGAGTTTGCCAAGTCACGCAACACACCGGAGCGCTGCGGCAGTGAGATCGCTCGCTCAACGGCGGCCCTCTTCTGTGGTTGCCATTCTTCGTCCTTGGCCATCTTCTCGACCAATTCGGCCAGCGTCATGTAATTCGCGGTGGTGTCTTTCAACTCGTCCATGAGTAAAGCGCAGATGTCTCGACCCTTTTTAATGTCATCGCGGTGCGTTTTGATCACTGAGGCGTTGCGGGTTGCGACCTCTTCAACAATCTGATCTTCAGAAAGATCCGCCTCAATGGCACCTTCACGAATCAACTTTTCTTTGGTGCGAGACTGCACGCCTTTCGCTAAGTCGCGCTCCCACTTGTAATGCTTGGCGCGTCGCCGGATGGCTGACTCACTCGGGCCGTATTTAGCGGATAGTTCTAGGTTGGAAAATTTGTTTGTGC